CTACCTGTGGCTGCGATAATAGGCATAGCTTGGTCTGGTTTTAAAGCTATAGCTACTGCCGTAGGTGCATTAACACCTGCTTATGATAAGTTTAATAGTTCAATAAAAGAAAGTAACAAGCTATTAGAAGAGCAAGAAAGCATCCAAAAAGATGTAATAAATGCTAGAAAGACAGATAGTAAGGCAGACACTTTAGCTGGACAGATAAAATTTATAGATGCTTTAGCTAATAGCTATAGCACTTTAGAATCTGCAGCAGATAAACTGATAGATGCTGCTAACGCTTTCGATGATATGTCTTGGCTAGATAAGCTACTTACTTGGGGAGATGAAGTAGACCTAGTATTAAAAAGCATAGCTAAACTAAATAAGCAAAGCCTACTTACTACAGGCACATCTTTATTTGAAACAGAGGCAGGTAAAGGGTTAGAAGGTACAACTCGTGAAGACCTTGTAAAAGAAGTACCGAGAAAGATTTTTTTCTCACAACAACGACTAGATAGAGATCCTAAAGCTAGGGAGGTATTTGATACTCGTAATGCCAAAATAGCTAAAATTGAAAAAGAAAATTTAGAAGCTAGATTTAAAGTAGTGACAAAACTAAAGTTATCAATGGAACAAGCTGCTAAGCCTATAAGAGAACTACAAGGTAACTTTAAAGCAATAGAAGAATCTTCTAGGGAGATAGGCTCTAATATAGCTGCGGTAGGTCTGGAGGCAGGCAGGATATCTAAAGCTTCAAAACCTTTAAGAGATATATCTATAGGTTTAGCAGCGATAGATAAAATTGATATTAAAGATATTACTAGTGGAACAGAAAGCTTAGACAGAGCTGCCGCAGCCAAATCTTTTATAGAATCTCTTAGTACTAATGCACAAAGATACTTTGGTATTCTTGACGACGGTTTAAATGTAGAAGTAGCCTTAAGTAAAGTAAGAGCAGAGCAAGTTAGGCTAACTAAAAAAGTTAATTCAGATCTAGCCGATAAAACAAGAATAGAAGCTCTTACTAGCGAGTTAGAAATACAAAAAACTCAGAGTGATATTTATTCTGCTAATACTTCCTTAATAAGTGCCCGCAGAGACAATGAGGTAGAGATACTTAGTATAAAAGAATCTATAGCTAGAAGTGATAGAGCAGAGCTTGTGAAGCTTAGAGATATTGCACTAGCAGGCAGTGCTGAAAAGGCCGGGCTAATTTCTAAAATTAAGTCAGAAACTTTACTACTTAAAAACCTAGGTCTACAGAAGAAAACTTTAAAAGGTGTCGCTGAAGAAAGAGAAAAATCCGAAGTAATTCTAGAAAGACAACTAGCTATAGTCACAGGTATATCAAGCGCAACAAAGGCTGATTTAAGTATAGCAGAAGCTATAAATAAAACAAACGATAGAAACACCTTAAATAGAGCTAAAGCCTTAAGTGATACTAGAGACTTATTTGCAGCCGTAAGTATCCAACAAAGTACTGAAGTATTATTAGCTAAGAACCGAGTAACTGCTGCAACAAAGCAACTTAGATTAGCTAAAGAAACTGTGAAAGAGCAAAACAAAGGTATTACACCCGTAGTACAAACCACCTTAGAAATAAAAGCCCAAAATGAGCTCCTAGATGCCAACTTAGCTGCTAGATTAGCTATACTTGATCAAGCTGAAGCACTATATCAAGCTGAAGAAAAAGTATTTGAAGCGCGCAAAGATGCTTCTTCTTTCTCTGTATTTGGTTCTTTGGAACAAAATGCAGAAGCTATAAGTTTATTTAAAGAAGCTATAGGTAGAGAGATAACTAGGTTTTCTCGTGGTATGACTAACGACACAGATAGAATGGTTTCAGCACTTACTGAAACTAGTGATGCCTTTACAGATAAATTAGTAGATGGCTTCTCAGGAGATACTCCTATTATTCAATCTATTAAAGATGCTTTTGTTGCAGGTGCAGAAACATTGCACGAAACATTGCAAGGCTTCTTAAAGGAAGATTTAAAAGAAGGTACACGTAAGCTATTTGGTGATATTCTAGGTATTGATACTTCTACTACCGAAGAAAAGGCTTTACTAGAAGCAAAGGTACACACTGAGCTTCTGAGAGAAATAGCAGGGCTAGGCCCTAAATTACCTGCAGCAGATGCCCCTTTGGAAAACGTTAAGAAGACAGAAAATCTTTTCACTAGCATGGGAACTAAGCTTAAAGATACTTTTCTTACTACGTGGGATAAGATTAAAAGTATATTTGGTGGACTATGGGAAAGCCTAGGAAGAGTCTTTACTTCTATATTTAATATGTTCGATGGTGGGGGCGGAGGTAAAGGAGGTATTTTAGGTACTTTAGTAAGTGCTGCAATTACTGGGATTGCTGGAATGTCCACAGGAACTGCAGGAATTACAAGCGCATCTGGCGCAACGAGTTTTGCACTCTCTGACGTAGCAAGGGCCACAGAACTACCTTTTCCACAGCTTGCTAAAGGTGGTATAGCTACCAAACCTAGCATCGCTGGGGAAGGTAGCATGAATGAAGCCGTAATACCTCTACCAGATGGTAGAAGTGTTCCAGTTTCAATGTCAGGCGGTAAAGGGGATGTAAGTATTGTAATCAATGTAGATGTGGAAAGCGGAACAGCCAGCACAGAAACGCAGGGCGACGATAAAGACTACAAACAATTAGGTAAAATGATTTCTAATGCAGTTAAGTCTGAAATAATGAACCAGAAACGCCCAGGAGGGCTACTAGCCTAATGTTAACGTTTACATACATACCCTCAACAAACTTTACAGCAGATAACGCCCCTAGGGTGTTAACTGCTCAGTTTGGGGACGGGTACTCACAAAGAACCGCAGACGGTATAAATACTAATGTTAAAAATTGGGATTTATCTTTCAATAATAGAACATTAGAAGATGCTTTGGCAATTAAAGATTTTTTTATAACAAAAAAAGGTGTGGAAGCTTTTCTATGGACTCCACCAGGGGAGAGTACTGCTTTATCGGTAATAGCTCCTTCCTGGAAAGAAACATACACATCTCCAATAACAAGAACAATTTCAGTTAACTTTCAAAGAGTTTACGAGGCATAATTAAATGACCATAGCAGCAGACATTCAGCAGCTTAGTGCAGGTGCTATAGTATCTTTATATGAATTAGACCTGACAGGGCTAGGAGATACTGTATATTATTTCCATGCTGGGACTAACGAGCTACAAGCTGATGTGGTATGGGGAGGAGTAACATTCTTAGCTTTCCCTATTGACGCTTCAGGTTTTGATATTTCTAGTAATGGAGAAATCCCAAGACCTAGGTTAATAGTATCAAACATACTAGGTACTATAGGTTCTCTAGTTAGAAGTTTAGATGACTTGGTTGGCGCAAAAATAACTAGGCGCAGAACTTTCCTAAAATACTTAGATGCTGTTAATTTTACAGCAGGTAACCCTATAGCAGACCCTAATGTGGAATTTGACCCTGATATTTATTACATAGATAGAAAGGTATCTGAAAACTCTTCCTTTATAGAGTTTGAACTATCCTCTAGCTGGGATGTACAAGGTGTTAAGCTGCCTCGCAGACAGATAATACAGAATATGTGTCCTTGGTCATATAGAAGCTCCGAATGTAGTTATGCTGGAGGAGCAGTAGCAGACAGCTCAGATAATCTTACGTCGGATCCAGCTTTAGACTCTTGCAGTAAGTCCTTAAAAGGATGTAGTCTTAGGTTTGGAGAGAATGGCGTACTACCTTTTGGAGGGTTCCCAGGAGCAGGACTTTTAGATGCCTAAAGATAATATATTAGAAGAAATATACAAACATGCAGAGAAATCCAGCCCTGAAGAGTCTTGTGGCATACTGGTAAAGGTACAGGGCGAAACCCAGTTTATACCTTGTACTAATGTATCAGACAATCCGGAACATACCTTTGCTATAGGTCCAAGCGACTATGCTAAAGCAGAAGATTTAGGCACTATAGAAGTAATAGTCCATAGTCACGTACTGGGAAGCAGTAAGCCTTCTGCAGCAGACAAGGCTTCTTGTAACTTAAGCAAAGTACCTTGGCTTATAGTATCTGTACCTAATAGGTCTGAAACCTTTATACTTCCAGAAGTGGTAGAGCTTCCTTATGAGGGCAGACCCTTTTTTCATGGAGTTTTGGACTGCTACACAATAATTAAAGACTACTATAAAAGGGAGCTAAACATAGAGCTCCTTAATTATTATAGAGTAGATAAATGGTGGGACAAAGGGGAAAACAAGTATTTAGACTTGGCAGAGGGTGCTGGTTTTGGTATAATAACATCTGATAAACCAAAAATACACGACATTATAGTTATGCAGGTAGGGGCTTCAGTGCCAAACCATGGAGCTATATACCTAGGAAACAATATAATATTACATCATGTAGCCAATAGGGAATCCTGTAAGGCTGTATACGGTGGATTTTGGGAGAAAAATACATGGGGACTTTTAAGGCATCAGAGTTTAATGTAAAAGAATATACTGGTAAGCCTTTTGTTTACGGAATGGATGACTGCTACTCCTTAATAATGGCTTACTATAAAAAAGAGCTAGGTATAGAACTACCAAAAATAGAAAATACCGAAGGCTGGTGGGATGAAGGAAAGAACCTATACTTAGACAGTATGGCTAGTGCAGGCTTCTCCTCTGTAGAAAACATAGAAAAACATGATATATTACTTATTAACTTAATGTCTCCTGTACCCAACCACGCAGCTATTTATTTAGGCGATGAAAAAATACTTCATCATGTAACTGGAAGACTATCCAGAGTGGAACCCATAAGCGGTTTTTGGCTTAAAAATATACATACAATTGCAAGGCATACAAGAAAATGAGCACTGAACTTACTACAGTAAGACTATATGGTAACCTAGCAGAGATCTGTGAGCTTAGAGAAGTAAAGCTTCAAATTAATAGTGTAGCAGAAATAATAAAAGCTCTAATATGTAACTTTCCAGAAGTTAAAAAAGAGTTAGAAAAAGAAGAGTCAAGGTATTCTATACTTATAGGCTCTACAGATATAGAGGAACAGGAATTATTTATTCCTTTTTCTAAAACCCAAGTAGTTAGAATAATTCCTGTTATTGCAGGTTCTGGTGGCGTTTTTAAGATAGTGCTTGGTGTTGCCTTAATATGGGCTACTGGTGGTTTTGGTGCAGGCACAGGCTTAGGTTTCTTAACAGGTGCAGGCATAGGAGGTACAATAGGCGGGATAGTTGGTAGTATAGGTATGTCCTTGCTACTAGGTGGCGTAGCTTCTCTGTTTATGGGAAGCCAAAAAACACCAGCACCTGCAGAAGCTGCAGAAAATACACCTTCCTTTTATTTTAAAGGTGCAGTAAATACAATAGCACAAGGCCACCCCGTACCTGTAGGGTATGGAGAGCTACTAGTGGGTAGTGCGGTAATCGGTGCAGGTCTTACAGCGGTAGATATTTAATGGCACAAACATATATTTCAGGAGCAGGAGGCGGAGGAAAAGGTGGAGGAGGAGGCTCAGCTAGAGTAGCTGTAGAATCTCCTGATACTTTACACTCAAAACAATATGCTAAGGTTTTAGACCTTATCAGCGAGGGTGAAATTGAAGGCTTAGTAAATGGGCTTCAGTCAGTTTACTTAGATAAAACTTCAGTACAAAACCCAGACGGAACATACAACTTCACGGGAGTAACTGTAGAATTTAGGGAAGGTACACAAGTACAAGATCCTGTGATAGGGTACAGAGGTACAGAGGTAGAGTCTTCTGTAGGTGTAGAGATACCTAGTGCCACGCCTTTAGTACAAACTATAACCGATCCCGATATAGATATAGCACGTCTAACTTTAGGTGTGCCTAGGTTAAGTAAGCAAAATATAACTACTGGGGATATATCAGGCTCTAGAATAGACCTAAAAGTAGAAGTGCAAAGTAACGGGGGCGGCTACAAAGACGCCTTAATAACTTTAAAGCTAACAGATACAGGACTGACATACACAAGTACAGCTATATCTAGCAATGGTGCGACTCTTTCCGCAACCACTACAGGCAGTGTAGGTATTTTAGCAAACCTTATTTGGGATAGACCTGTAACCGGAACTACAACTATAAGGGTCGAGAACTCAAAAATTGAAAATTCTACTGGTCTTTTTGGGCAAGGCCCTTCTGGTACCGGATATTACTTTTTTGGTGCTTGGGTGTGGAATAGCGGACCATTCGGTACAGCTAGTGCCCAATATAGCTATCAAGCAGTAAATACCTACGGCGGCACTCCTCCTACAGTTAAGATAGAGTATAGAAACCTAAGTACTGGAGGTGCTTGGAATGTACTGTCCCAAAAAACTTTCCCAAACCCTAATTCTACCTTAGGCCCTTACTCCTCTCTCAGTTTAAATATTAATAGTTTAGGCTATGCAAACTATGAATTTAGAGTTACCAAGTTATCAGGCTCTGGAACAGTTAAGCTAACTAATGTTAGCAACTATACAAAACTAGGGATAATTAGTATAGTTGGAAAAACAGTCAACAAATACCAAAGAAATGTTTCAATATCACTAGTAGGTAGTGCTCCTTGGGATATTAGAATAACTAAGCTAACCGCAGACAGCAACGAGTCTAATCTGGTTAATGGTATATATTGGGATTCTTACACTTCTATAATAACAGAAAAGCTTTCTTACCCAAACAGTGCTTATGCATATGTTAAGGTAGATGCTGAACAATTTTCTAGGATACCTGCAAGAGCCTACCATGTAAAACTTTTAAGGGTAAGAGTCCCTACAAACTATGATCCTAATACTAAAATATATACAGGACTGTGGGACGGCTCTTTTAAAGTAGCTTGGACAAGTAATCCGGCTTGGTGTTTCTATGATTTAGTAACTAACACAAGGTACGGGTTAGGTATGCATATACCTGAATCCCAAATAGATAAATGGGACTTATACACTATAGGTAAGTACTGTGACGAGCTAGTACCAGACGGAATGGGTGGACAAGAATCACGTTTTACTTTAAACATATACCTACAAACTAGAGAAGAAGCTTATACTCTAATACAAAGTCTATCCTCAGTATTTAGGGGTATGACTTATTGGGATGGAGGTAGTCTTAGTACTATTCAAGATGCTCCAAGCGATCCAGTAGCTATATTCTCTAAGTCTAATATTGTTGGAGGAAACTTCAATTATTCGGGTACTTCTATTAAGGCCAGACACACTATAGCTTTAGTAACTTGGAATGATCCTTTAAACTTTTTCAAACAAAAAGTAGAGTATGTAGAAGATAAAGAATCTATAGCTAGATACGGCATTAAAGAAGCAGAAATTATAGCTGTAGGCTGCACCTCAAGAGGGCAAGCTAGTAGAGTTGGTAAATGGCTTCTATTCTCTGAAAAAGAAGAAACCGAAACAGTAGTATTCAAATCAGGATTAGACGGTACAGCTATTAAGCCTGGGGAAATAATACAGGTAGCAGATGCAGATAGAGCAGGAATTAGGTTCTCAGGAAGGCTAGGTGCGAATAGTACAGTAGATAAAGTTTATTTAGATGCTCCAACTTCTCTAGCAGGCGGCGTAGTATATACTATTTCTGTAGTTATGCCTTATGGTTCTGAAAAGACGTTACCAAATGGAAGCACTGAGATATCTAATTTAGGGGCTATAGAAACTTCTACTTTTGTACCAAGCAGTACAGGATCTTTTACAGAGTTAGACTTAAATACTCCACTAAGCGTGGTACCTAAAGCTAATACAATGTGGGCTATTGCTGAAGCTAATTTAGAAATGCAATTATTCAGAGTACTAGAGGTAACAGAAGAAGAGCCAAACATATATCAAGTTACTGCAATAGAACATAATGCAAGTAAGTTTGATGCAATAGATAAAGATGAACTATTAGAATCTGTAAGTTCTTCTTATATATTAGACTCTCCTTTACCCCCTACAAACCTTGAAGCAGAAGAAGTATTATATATTTCTGAAGCAGGTACAGTTAAGGTTAGAATCCAAATAGCTTGGGACATACTAGCTAGCTCAAGAGCGTACAGAGTAGAGTATAGGGCTAATGAAGGAAACTGGCAGCTTTTAGCAGAAAGCATCAAGTCTTCTGAGGTTTCTATAGATGACTCAGTTGTAGGCTCTTACGACATAAGGGTTTACTCTATAGACAGTATAGGAAGAAGGTCAGGCTCTGCGGCTGAAATAGTAGACTTTGTTACTCTTGGTAAAACAGCACCACCAGCTATAGTGCAGAATTTTACTGCTACCGAAGTTAAAGGTGGCATACTATTAAGCTGGAATAATGTTCCTGATGTAGACTTAGGTGGCTATACTGTTAAAAGGGGAGAAGCTTGGGAAACTGCTATAGTATTAGTAGATAAGCTGTTTGCTAACAGCTTTACAGATGAGGATCCTGGAGAAGGCTTAAACTTTTATTTAATAAGGGCTGTCGATACTTCAGGTAACGAATCTACACAAGTTACTTCAGCTAGTATTCAACTAGTATTTCCTGAAGCTGTTAGAAGGTTTATAGCTGTGCAGAATAAAGCAACAATTCAGCTAAACTGGCAAGCTGTAGAAGGTACTACAAACTATGAAATTAGAGAAGGAACTGCTTGGGGAGAATCTACCTTTATTACTAGAACTGATTCTACATATTTCAGTTTAGCTTCTGGGCTAGAAGGTGTTAGAGTATTCCTAATTAAAGCGATCAGCTTAGGGGGTATATACAGTGAGTTAGCTTCCTTTTCAACTACTAATGTGGTTGCTTTGCCTGATAGAAATATTTTAGCTACTATAGATAAAGAGCTAGATAACTATGCAGGTAGGTTTATAAATACTGTTAATAATGGTAATAAAATACAATTAAACAGCATAAGTGAATCTAAGGGCGAGTTTATTACTGGTATAGATTTGGGTTACTTTGTAATGGCACAGAATACACCTTACTCAACCTTATCTGTAGCTCAGATAGATACACTTGCCTGGGAACAGTCTACTTTTTCTTGGCTTTCAGGGTCAGCAAGTACTAGGGCTTGGCTACCTGCTGGAGATACAGACATATTTACCGTAGCAGCCGAAATAGAGCTTTCTATTGATTCTGGTAGCTTACCTACTAACTATGTAGATGCTATACGCCTAGACGGCAGCTCAACCACTTATAATGGCACTACTCTACTAGAGAGTGTGGGTGCAGCTACATTTACAGTTAAGGGTAGAGTAGGTAGCGGCTTAGAAATATCTGATTTATCCACAGCTTCTTGGAATATAAGTATACCTAGTGTATTTTCTTTACTTATATGGGTTAATCCTTCAGAGGACTTTAATGCTTCGGATTCTAAGTACTCTTTATTTAGCGTATTCAACTCTAGTACTTTAGCTTACTTAGCTGTTAGCTACCAAAATGGAATTGTATCTTTAGAGTCTTCAGACAACACAACTCAGGAGGTAGTTTATACCTTTGAACAAGACAAGCTATACGCTATAGCTATTTCTTACACAGGAACGCAACGTAAAATTATGTGTTCTAGTATCTATGGTGCAAACAACGCAGTTTTAAATACTAGTGCGCTTTCTACCTCTACAACCTATAATACTTTAAGGCTATATTAAATATGAACGATAATATCACAAAACAAACGCTTACTATGCATGGCAGTATGCAGGCTAAGCTTACAAAAGCAGACGGCTCAGTAGAGTTAAGAAAAAAGGGTAACCTAATTGTAAATGTGGGTTTTGACTTAATTATTGATGCTATTGGGGCCACATCTGCTAGACCGGCCATTATAAGCCACATTGCCACAGGTACAGGCACGGTAGCAGCAGCAGCAGGAGATACAACTTTAGGCACTGAGCTAAACAGACAAGCGGCAACATTTGCACATACTGCAAGTACTAAAGTATTTACTATGACTGCTTCTTTCGCTGCTGGTGTGTCCACAGGAGCTATAACGGAATCAGGCGTCTTAAACGCTGCTACCACAGGCATTCTATTAGATAGAGTAGTGTTTCCAGTTATAAATAAAGGTTTAGATGATAGTTTAGATATAACATTTACATTTACTCTATCTTAGTAAGCCATAAGGAGCTATAAGCATGGCAGATAGCATAACTAACACACCGAACCCTGGGGCCGAACAGTCCTGGGGCTCAGTGCCTTACTCTAACTGGTCTACTGCGGAAGTATCTGATCAATGGGATAATGCCTTTACATACCTTAACGATTTACAGATAGGTGCTAGCTTCAGTGCTACAGACGCAGCAGTTTGGGGATTGGGGTTAAATAAGCTGAATACCTTATCCTTTTCGGAAACTCCTGCAGTCGCACTAATTAAAAAGGTAACAGAGGCGTTATTTACTGCTGAAACCTATGTAGATTATATAGGTTTCACTCGAAATATTTCCGAGAGTTTAACTCTTGTGGAGAATATAAAGAAAGTATCTAGTAAATTATATTTTACTTTACTGTCTGTAGCTTCTACTAGCCATAGGAATGTTCTTAAAAACCCCTCAGATTCATTAAACGTCTCTGATACTTTTAGCAGAACTTTAAGTTTCTTAAGAGAGTACCAAGAGGCTCTAAACGTTTTAGAGGTTGGTAGCAGAGGGTCAACGCACAACTCCTCAGAAAGCTTAAGTATGTTAGACTTCTATACTAAGAAGTTCCAACAAGACAACTTAGTAGACTTACAGGTTTTAGAGGATATAAATACTGTCACAGTATTTATAGTAAACTACTTAGAGTCTTTAAATTTAGAGGGTGTAGCAGCTAATAACATTAATCTGTTTAAGACTAGTACACTTTCTGTAGAAGACTACTTAAACAGAAAAGGCAATTCAGTTTTCTCTGAGATATCCCTATTTGCAAAAGGTATGACTATTACAGAGTTTAAAGATTTAGTAGATTCTGGAAGCCCTGCAGGATACCAGCAGTTCCAGAAGTTTCTTCCAGGCGACTATACTTATAGGTATGCCAAAGTTAAGGCAGTATTAGAGACATTATCAGACGATACACCTGTAGTTGACAACTTAAAAATTGTAGTAGATGTTCCTGATATTCATAATAAAGGTACTGCTGTAATCACAAATGCAGCTACTGGAGTTGTAGTAACCTACTACAGAGCTTACACGGTTTCTAACCCAGATATTGTTGTTGCCTTTAAGGGGGGTATAGGCGGTGTAGCTTCTCCGGAAATATCAGCAGAAACGCTAACAGGATTTACAGTTAAGCTAATAGACAATACAGGCACCTACATAACAGGTGCTGTTACCTGGGCATCAGACGGATATTAAATAATGATAATGGCTACCACAATAATCACGGACAATAAATAATGGCACAAGATTATACAGAGTTTCCAAGTACGGAACCTATACTCGCTTCTCATACAAAAATAATAGACAACTTTAAGGCTTCAAGATCCTTGAATTCTGGAACTTCTTTTCCTACTACAGACTTATATAATGGTACTCCTTGTTGGAGGACTGACTTAGATGAACTTTATATTTACGACGGTACATCTGCTTGGAATAACTTAGATGCTTCTGCTTTAGCCAACACCCCAGCAGGCAACATAGCAGCAACCAATGTTCAAGCGGCTATTAATGAGCTTGATGCTGAGAAGTCTAATCGTGTATCCACAGCCCTCGATATGTCAGCATTACTATCAGGCTCACAAACAAGCCTAGTTGTTCCTGATGTTGTTGCGGGTGTTGACACCACATCTGTATCTATAACAGGCTCAACACTAGCACTAGGTACAGCAGGTAACTGGGATGACACGTCCTTTGCTACCGCCGCAAACAGAGCAGGTAAAGACTTCTACTTGTATACATTAGAAGCTGGTGGAGTCGTACTATCAAATAACTCTACTATTCCTACAGGCTACACAGCAACCAACTCTCGTAAGATTGGTGGGTTTCATTGTTTAGCTGTTGCAGTAGGTATAATCGCAGGCCACGCACTTACAGGTTATCTTGCTGGTGATATTCTTCCGTTATCAGTATGGGATAGGTTTAATCGTTCATCCGCAAGACAGGAGGGGACTATCCTCTCCTCGTCTGGTGTATGGGTGGATATTTACTTATCTTCTGTTTCAGGCACAACATTAGTATCAGTTAATAGTGGCACTATAGCGGACGGGGTATCAGCGCCAGCGTTCCATGCTTACAAATTTGAGCAGTGGTTTGGCAGACAAAAGATGAAATCAATGTCACAAATTGAATTTGTGGCGGCATCAATCGGTGCTAATCAATCGACTAACATTACGGGTTCAGCAGATCCCAGCACAACAACGGGGCATGTGGACACAGCAGGTAGACGCATGATTTCTGATGAAGGTGTTGAAGATACATGCGGCGTAATGTGGCAATGGTCGCGTGACCAAGGAGGTGGGCAGAGTGCGGCCACTTGGGCTAATGCTTATGATGCTAACGATGCTGATGTGGGTGGTCAACACTTCTTAGCACCAAACCGCGCTCGGCTGGGTGGGTTTTGGGCTGCCGGTGTGAGCTGCGGTTCGCGTGGCTCGCTTTGGAATGCTTCGCCTCTCATTCTCGGTTCCAGCTCTGGTTCGCGTGGGGTCGCGGAGCCTGCGAGTTCAAGATTTTAAAAGTTTCACGAAAGTGAAAGGGTAGAAGGATATTATGAAACAACTCAAGGCGGTACTATGAAAAATTTCCCTAAGTATATAAACAATAAGAAGGATGTAGAGAATCTATTAGTGGATTTTCCTACTGAAACTAAAGCATACCTACAAACACTGATTGACACCAAGGACGCGTGGTTTCCTACGGGAGCTTTAGCTACTGCCGCCGAGGGTGTTGAAGATGCAACTCATAAAGTAGTCGAGGAGAAAGACATAGATGATGTCAGCACCTTTACACAGTATGAATTAAGAGAAGATCCTAACGGTACTATTTTTAGGCTAGGATATACTTCTGTTGGTGAAGCGCTGGCAATTGTATGATATACTTACAACAGAGAAATAAATAATGGCACAAAATTACACAGAATTTCCAAACACACAAACCTTAAACGTATCCTATGGTAAAATGATGGATAACTTTAAAACATTTAGATCTTTAAATGCTGGTACGGTATTTCCGTCTACACTTCTATACGAAGGTACTCCTTGTTGGAGGGAGGACTTAGACGAGCTATACATATACGATGGTACTTCTGCTTGGAATAAGATTAACGCAGCAAACGCCGATACGCTAGGAACATACGCGGAAACGGCTTTCGGTAGGCTAGCTGCTAATGCTGTTATCACAGGTAACTGGCAAGTAAAAAACGCGGAACCTTCTTTAGAGACTTGGGAGGATGATGCCCCTACAGATGCAAAACGCTGGAAAATTAGAAGTGTAGCAGGAAGCCTAAGGTTATCTACCTACTCAGATACTGGATCCTTCCTGTCTGATGCTATCATTTTTGGTAGAAATGGAGATATTACAGAGGGAGGTAATTTACTTTCTGCAAAATTCCAAGCTATAAATGCAAATATTCCAACAGTTGTAGCCTCTCAAGCAGAAGCAGAAGCAGGCACTAGTACTGCAAATAGAGTATTTACTCCACAGAGAGTAGCGCAAGCTGTTACGTCTTTAGGGTTTGCTGTAGGTACTAAGATGGCTTTCTTCCAAGCCTTCGCACCTACAGGTTGGACTCAAGATGTTACTAATAATGACGCTATGTTGCGGGTTGTTAGTGGAACTGGTGGTGGTGTTGGTGGTGTAGGAAGTCCTATATCTTTTAGTACATCACATACGCATACTACAGGCTCGGTTGCCTTAACAATTGCACAGATGCCCACGCATAATCATACTATAGTATCGTCTGGTGTCTTTGTAGATTTAAACAACTCTCAAGGTCCGGGAAACAACGGTGCTGGTGGGTTTACCGGGGGCCAAAACGTACTTGGAGTTAGCTCTGGCGGTAGCTCCGGTAGTGGGGTAGCACATAATCATGGAAGCACAAACACAGCAGGGGCAACATTTACGCCTAAGTACATTGACATGATTATCTGTACTAAGTCTTAATAAGGAGAATATAATTGAGTGACATTGAAGTAGTATTAACCTGCCCCTTAGGTTCTACCTGCGAAGAAGTAAAGAATGGTAAGATTTACCGTTGTCGTTGGTATAAGACTATTAAGGGCACAGATGCTCAGGGGGTAGAACATGATGAACGAGACTGCGCTATAGCTTGGATGCCTATTATAGGATTAGAAGCAGCTTTAGCTAGTAAAGGCACAACACAAGCTACTGAAAGCTTTAGAAATGAAATGGTCAAGTCTAACGAAACAACTAGTAATCTCCTCGCAGCTACACAATTAGGGTTAGATAAATGACCAACTTAGTACTAGAAGGCGGAGGAGTAAAAGGCGTAGCTTACGCTGGAGTATTTCACGCCTTTAACGCATACGATAAGCTAGAAAGTATAGATAAGGTACTAGGGGTATCCGCAGGCTCTATTGCGGCATTATTCCTAGCAATAGGAATGACGCCACAAGAGATGGAACAAGCACTTAAAGCTATAGATTATAATGAGTTTCAAGATGACTCTTTTGGTGCCTTCCGTGATCTATATAGACTAACCACTAAATACGGTAAGAATAAGGGGGATTTCTTTACTCACTGGATAGAGGATTTTCTAGAAGCTTATACTGGATCTAGGGCTTGTACTTTTTCGGAGCTTAAAAACCTTGATACTTCTAAAGATCTTTATGTAGGGGCTACCTGCTTAGATACAGGAGTACAAGAGGTATTCTCCTATGAAACCTACCCAGATATGCCTATAACTATAGCAGTTAGGGCATCTATGGCTATTCCTTTCTTCTTTACACCAGTAACCTATAAAGGTAAGATGTACGTAGATGGGGGAGTTTTAAATAACTACCCTATTCACTTCTTTGATGGTGTAGGCACTACTATAGGTGTTAGATTAGATACTACAGAAGAAATAACTGGAACTAAAGAATATAGAAGAGATAATGTCTTACAGTATTCTATGAGTTTATTTAATATAATATACGATGGACTACAGAACAACCATATATCAAAGAAAGACTGGAATAAAACAATCGTAGTAGATTGTGGAAGAATGTCGGCTATGGATTTTGATATAAATAAAGTAGAGATTGATAGACTTATACAGGCAGGTTGGATTTCCACAATGGAGTTTTTAAAGAAATGAAACTAATAATCAGTTTACTACTAGTGCTAGCTTTATCAAGCTGTGCTCTATCCCCACTAGGAAATACCGCCGGTGGCGGAGCCGCCTATCGGTTTGAAAAGACTGCAGAAGGTTGTATACTAGAGATCTCCTCTTCTAGAGATATTACTGATGGTGAGATTAGTGTAGGGCCAGACTGCTCTTTAACCACTAGTATTGCTAAAGGTGATGGCTCTTACCAAGCTATTAACGCCTTAGTAAGTAAAATACCTGTACCATAATATTAATACCTCCTTAATCGGAGGTTTTTTTATGTCCTGCTTTCGATATGAAAAAGTAAGAGCTATGAGTATGCCTCCAAGTTCAAAAATAAGAAGATTTGGGTTTTTCATATTTAATTTATTTCAGACAATAAAAAAGGCACACACTGAATAAATCAGTGCGCACCTTACTTTTATTTTTAACTTTTATTTTTTTGTTTTCTAAAAATCTATATCGAAATCTTCATTTTCGTCTGTTCTCCTCATGATACCAACCTTGTACTGTGCGTTCTGTTCTTCTTGTGGAGAAGGTTGTATTTTCCCCATGTTAAGCCAGCTTTCCATAAAACGCAAAGGGTTCTTTGCAGGTAGTTCTACATCTGGCTCTACACCTAGGAAGGTATAAACATCTTTGGCACAAAACGAAACCCATTGTTTCGCTACTTTAGCATTAGAGCCTACTAGAGTTCTGCCTTCTGAGAACAGATAGTCTACAGTGTCGTACTCTCTTTGCAGTACTTCTCTAAGAAGTTGCTTAATCTGCTCTTCACACTGCCTAAAGGCTTCTTTACCTCTAGGAGTTTTTAGCTCATAAGTTAGTATTGCTTTATCAAAGGCAGAGTGTACTTCTAGCTCGTCTTGTGCAATTTTCTGCACTGCTTTGCCTATCGGCTGAAACAGTCCTGTATCACAAATTGTAAAGGTTACAGCAAAGGAAGCCATAAATTGAATTCGCTCCATAACCAGCATTGCTATAGTAAACATAAAAATAGCATTGTAGGTTTCTTGATTATTCTCCACTAGACCTAGTGCATATTTATGCCCTATAGTATACGCAGTAGAGAATACTTTACCTACAGTCTCTAACCTAGAAAACATTTCATGTATCTTTAGTATTTCATCGAGAACTTCATTTGGGTTATCAAAGCAAGTTCTTACTATTTCAGAGTATGTAGCAGTATGTATAACTTCATTATCTGAAATACGCTGCCACCCTGCCCACACCTCGCTAGAGGTTATGAACGGGGCTACTATTGGAGATAAACTTCTTGCAGCAATACTGTCAGCTTCCCATTGAAAAGCTAAAGTTTTAATCATTATGTCGTATGTATCTTTACTACAAGATTTAAAGTCAGCGTTACAGGATGAGTAATCAAACTCGTTTTCATCCCAATCTAAAGATTTCATAGTCTTATACAACTTCCAAACTTCAGGAAACTTCTTATGCACTGTATCAAATAAACCAGAATCCTGAGCGCCTAGAAAAATACTAGGCGCCTCGTAGTCTGTTTTTGCAGTATTAAATATCTTAGAATCAAGCATTATAACTCACATCCTCCGCTAGTGCACACAGCTCCTTCGGCATTTAACTCTGTGCCTTCAGAAGTTAAACTATTTACGTAGTACCTTGTTTTTAACCCCATTTTAATCAAGTAAAAGTAATCTTTTAACATTTCTGAGGATGTAATAACTTCATCGCCTATAAGCTTTCTATAGAAATCAGCACTTATAGATTGGTCAGTCCACTTCTGTACAATAGCATAGACATCTATCATATCTTTAGTTTTTATATCCCAAGCTCTTTCATACCTATTAGCTAACTTTTCTCCATCTGGAGCCGCCCAATAGCTTAAAATATTATTATCCGTTTTAATTAAGGTAAGGTCTCTTACTGGATATACACTATTAGGCATACCCGCAGACTTAGAAGATGCTTCCGTAGGCATATGAGCAACTACAGCGGAGTTTCTAATGCCTTTATTAGCTATAATTTCGGAACGTAACCACTCCCAATCATATTTGTTTTCTACAGATACTACAGAGTCTACGTTTTTGTTGTAGGTTGATATAGGCAGCCAACCTTCTGGCCACTTAGTCTTGTGCATCCAGGGGGCATTACCTAACTCCTTTCCTAGCTTTAGGGAAGCATTAATTAAGTGCCAAGAATGACGTTCTGCCACAGTATGTATAAAGTTTTTACCCTCTGGGCTAGAGTACCTAAAACCTTCTCTAGCCATTAAATGGGCCAAACCTACAATACCTACACCTGCATTCATTCTAGCTTTAGCTGTAACTCCTAAGTGAGGCAAAGCATAATCTGTTAGGTGTATACATTTATCAATCATTAGCAGTACATAGTATGCAGCTTTTTCATACACTGCTTCAGAGGTTATATTTGAAACTACTAAACCTCCTAAGTTACATAGAGCTATTTCACCCCTTCCATGGTCTTCTCTGCTGTACAGGTCTTCCATGCTTTGGTATTCTAAAGTAGGTTCTGTTATTTCAGCACACAAATTACTGCTGTAGATAACATCTTTAAAAGGTGTATGCCTGTTTATTTCATCTATTTGGTGTAAGTAAGCTCTACCTGTTTCCGAACCTTCGTTAAGTATAATAAGAATTAAGTCTCTAGCCGAGATATAAGACTTCTCAAAATTAGGGTCGTTTTCGTACTTGCTATACAACTCTTCAAACAGGTCTTGGTCTTTTCCATACATAGCTGTGTATAAGTCAGGTGCAGTAAAAAAGTTAAATGTAAATATTTTTTCTTTCTTAGCTGCTTTTCTAGCAAACAACTTATTAGTTCCCGCAGAGTAGTCCATGCCTCTAATCTTTTTATCTTCCGTAGACATAGGGTTTTTTAGTTGAGATATTACTTCTACTTCTGGGTCAAAAATATTGTAATACGTAGTGCAAGCTCCGCCTCTACCGTTCTGTTGGTTGGCCTTTATAGCCCCCACTAAAGCTCTGTAGTAAGGAAGTTTACCTTGGTGTATTATAGCTCCCCCACGTACTGGGTTTCCTAGAGATCTAGCTTGAGTATGTGAGCCTATTCCTGCACTCATCATAGTCATTGTGTATGCTATATGGTCTCCAATTGCTATACTCTTACCTGTATCACCTGTAGTATACAAGCAGCAAGATGCATAACCTCTTAAAGGTGTGCCTAAGTTTACAAAATTGGGTGTTGGCGCGTTAACTATTTTTAAGCTAAATAATTCGTACAAGTTATAAACGTCTTGCATTTTTCTATTTTCAGGCTGACTTTCTCCTAAAGCCATAGCCATCCGCATGTAAGTAAACTGCTGAGATTCATACTCTTTCCCTGAAACTCTATTTTTTATTGCATACTTCTGCCTACACTGATGTAGTTCGTAGTGTGAGCTTTTTAGATCCCTACTGTGTAGTATTACTTTCTCTAACTCTTCATACTCCTCATCCGTGTAGTTTAACTTAGTCATGAAACCTAAGTCATATAACTTGTTATGCAATGCTTGGATAGTAGGTAAGGTATCCTCGAATACTTCTTTATATATAAAGGAGGCATACAACCTTCCTGCCATTCTGTTATATGACCAACTGTCATAGTTTAGGCAGGTCTTTATAAGAGTTTTCTGTAGATCTACAGCACTACACTTTTCTGGAAGTACAGCTACAGTATCTAGCACTACGCTAGACCAGTCAATGAACTCACCTAGATCTTCTGCTGCCCACTCACCCCAATTATTAATTTTAGCAGGAGTAAAGTCCTCTAAAGTTCCATCTCTTTTAACTATTATCTTTATCACTATGAAATAAACCCCGCATTTTTTAACTTAATTATGTCATCTACAGATAGGCCATAATCTACTAATGCTTTTACAGAGTCTACCGTCGTACCCTTAGCTTCTGTTTCACTCTCTTCAAGGTCTAAAGTTGCACCTAGATGAGTAAACATAAACATCCCATTTTTATCATAAAACATACCTGAGTCTGGGTAATACTCTATTATATACCTGCCCACTTCATTACTCCATATATTAAAAAGCCTATTAAAAAGAATAAACCTATAATGCCCGAAATCCAAAGAGGGGAAAGTACCCACCACCAACTCCACGCTATATATCCCGTAAGCTTTAGCCCAATAAACAATACAGTCAGTAACCCTACAAAACCAATACCACCACTACTATTATTTGCCTGTTGATCCATGCCCTTTAGCTCCTCTATCTGATTTTTTAAGTTCTTTAACAAAGTTAAATCTAGCTTCTATTACTGGTAGTATAAGCAGCTGTGCTACTCTGTCAAATTGTTCAATCTTTACGTCTACTGCCCCTCTATTAACTAAGGTAAGCATAATTTCGCCTGTGTAGTGAGCATCAATTACACCTACAGTATTAGCTAAGCCTACTTGGAACTTAGTACCTAATCCACTTCGGGGTGTTATTACCCCTACGTAACCTGAAGGTATATCTATGTGTACTCCTGAGTTAATTTGTCTCTTAGTTCCTGATTCTAGTGTAAAGTCTTTACTGTTACTTTTTAAGTCGAAGCCTGCATCTGTGTTGTGTGCCTTTTCTGGTATGCAACCAGGAGCACAAATAGTTTCTATATCAATCATCTTTTAAGTATTCCTTAGCTTCAATTTCTTCACCATTAATAATAATATGAGTTGCGATCCCACGGGCACACATCTGGTACGCGTCAAGATATAAGTCTTTTCCATCTAAAATTCTCTTGAATTCTTTTTTCTTTGTATATGGTTCTATAGCGTGTTTTAAATACTCAGCTAAAGAATCGTTTAAAGCTATGTATCTATCTCCTACTTCTCCTCCCTTACCAAAAAGACCTGTACTATAATTATGCAGCATGCAAATGCTGTGTTGATATACTACCCTCTTTGATCCAGCCAAAAATATTATAGCAGCCATAGAACTAGCTTCTGCGTCCATTATAGTTATGGTTCTCCCACCAAACACTTCCTGAATTAAAGCAATTATTTTTTGACCAATAGCCACCTCGCCTCCACCAGAATTAATTCGTATTTCTAATATATCATCGCCGCCAGACGCTCTTAGTGCCGCTATTACTTGATCTATTTCCCTGTTCTGTTCTAACACATCAGACAGATATAATGTATGGTGTGTGCAGGTATAAATAACTTCTGTTAGATATAAGTATTTTAATTCTTCGTTTTTTTGACTCATATTTTTGCTTCAATATCCTCTATATTTTCTTTCCCTATTGCTTCGTCGCAATAAGTTAATAAGTCCATAAGCTCATAGTTCAGTAGAAGCCTATCTCCAAACTCGTTAAGATTTTGAATATGTTTATACTTTTGATCTATAGGTAAAGCGTCATATATATCTAAAGCACTGCCATATTCTTTCAGTAAGCTAAAGGCTCTTTTTGGCCCAATACCTGCAACACCCGGAACATTATCCCCTGTGTCGCCTTGTAGTACTTTTAAGGAAATATACTGCTCAGGCTCACAGTCATAATGTTGCTTCCAATTACTAAGAGTAATTTCCTTTCTAGTTACATAGGAGAACCTAGAAGTATTTTCACTAATAAGTAAGTCCCAATCTTTATCTGACGAAACTAACCAAGAGTGGTCAAACTCATCGGTTTTGTACTTGATCAAATAGGCAGCTATATCATCCGCCTCAACTCCTTCATACATTAGTATAGGAAAACCTGTCTCTTCTAGTAATTCTAGAGTCTTTTTATAATCATTAAAAAACTCTTGAAACTCCAAGGATTCTGCTTCTGTCTGCTTAGCTCTTAGCACATTTCTGTTTCCCTTATACTCAGGATAAATACCCTTTCTATAAGAAGACCCTTTCTTATCCGCAGTTATTATTATTTTTCTACACTCATAAGACTGGGCTAGAGACCTAACTGTTTCTAAGTACTTAGCTGCGTAGTTCCTAGTCTTTGCATTTTTGTACCTGAAGGCTAGATTCAATGAATCCACAATTAATACATTGTTGAAGCTCGACTTATCACTTAACTTAGCGAATTTTTTTCCCATATTAACCCTTTATAAATTTAGGCTTATCTAAAAGCCAATCTTCTAGTAAAGCAATGTATACATCTAAGTGAGAATAGTACAAGTATCTATACTCTTCAACAGGTTCATCCTGGAAACAAACGAAGACCTTACTCCTATCATACTTGAATATTAAAAGTGGTCGTTTTTGTACTTGCTTACCCTGCCTAACTGCTTGAATCCACCACTCCTCTATCTGTGGAGTTTTGTGGGTTAGTAGTCCACTGTTTATGTGATCAGTTGCGTAGCCCTTAACCTCAACAGCAAAAATATTGCTTTCATCGGGTATATAAAGGTCAGCTTTAAGTTTGTGTACTTCATTTAATGCGCCAGAGCCGGGCACTCTTTCCCACTTTAAACCTGTAAGCTCTGTAAGTTTCTTCTTTATACCTGCCTCAATGCGCGCCCCTTTGGCACGGCTATCTATTTTAGCCATTAGTTAAAGGATCCCACTTATTACTTTTACTTAAGTTTTCAGTTGCTGTTATAACCTGTATATTATCAGCACAATGTAATCCTGACACAAGTTTTCCTTGTAAAGGAACTATATGATCGACATGCCATTTAACGCCTGTTAGTTCTTCCCTATTGTCTGCATAATACTGCTTGTTCTTAAGATTTTTACAAGCTTTACAAGTTATGCCGTTTTTACGCCTGTTATCCTTACTAAACAAGTCAAAGGTTTTTACTTCACCACATTTCTTACATACTTTTTCATTTATAATTTCAGTAGCCATTTACTGCCCCTCTATATTTGATATATCTTCACTATTCTTAACAACTAAAACCTGAGGAACTAGAGGATGATCATACTCGTGGGAAATAATAAAGGTATTTAAGTTTTCCTGCATAAGTAATGAAACTAAAGTGTCCTTTCCTTCATCGTCTAGCACACCCATTATTTCGTCTAAAAAGAGTAGGTTTAGTTTAGTTTTACTTATATTAGCCATGAGCTTACGTATAGCTAATACTGTAGCGGTGTTCACTCTAGCTAACTCTCCCGCAGACAAGGCTGCAATACTTATGCTTGTTCCTTGATCTACTATCTCGATATTCAGTTTATCTTTTACTAATACAAACACTAATTGAAATCTACCAGAAGATAGCTCGGTTAGGTACTCATTTATCTCTTCTTCTAGGGCTTTAACTACGAACTCTAATTTGTAGGTTATAAGTCCCGACGTGCTGAAAGAATCTTTGAGCATTTGTAGAATAGCCACTTTATCTTGTATAGTAGCAGTTTTTGTTCTAGTATCCTGTACAATTTTTTCATGAGATTTTAACTCCTCTAAAACTACATCAATTTTGGCATTATGTGTCTGGGCTTTAGAGTTCCTAGACCTAGTGCCTTCAAATATTTCTTTATCTTTAACTATCTGTGCTTCTAGCTCTATAGCCTGATCAGCCAGCTCCGCATCTACAATCACACTCTCGGAAATATCTGGGTCTATATAGTTTGTTAGCTTCTCAAACTTGAATATAGCAGACTTGTGTTTACCGTATGCCTGATTTTCTGTTTTAAGTATTTCCAGCTCTTTAGCTTTAAAGGTACCTTGCTCACTTTTCACCTTTATGAAATTGCGTCGGTTTACTACTATACTACTAACATCCTCTGCTGGGATATTTTGCAAACAGGATTTGCATATTTTATCCTTACCTTTTTCTTCTAGCGATACTATATCTTTTTTTGCAGTAGCTACCTCGGTAAGTAAAACTTTCAGTTCCACTTCTAGGTCTGTCATTTCTGACTGAATAGGCTTAGCTTTGTTGTAAGTAAGTAGATCCTTATCTATTAAAGCAAGTTCGGACTTATACGTGTTGTTCCTATTTATTTCTTCATTAATCTTTTTAATATTAGCTATATCTAGCCTAACTGCTGCTAACTTGTCTACTGCCTCTGTATTAAGAGGTAGCTCAACTTCTTCTGTTTTCTCAGTGAAGTCAAATTCTTTATGGGCTGCCAACCACGTAGTGGACGCGCTCATTTGCCCAGAAATATAAGTCAGTTTAGTACTTACTGCTTTATGCTCAGCTTTGAACGTTTCGTGCAGACCTAGGTACTCGTCTAGGTTGAATAAGGATATAAGGAATTTCTTTCTCTCTGTATCTGTAGCTTTCAAAAACTGTAAACTGCTTGTGCTACTCTGGTATGTTAATTGTGTGTATAACTTGTAATCAATTCCTAGTATATTAGAGATCTGAGCATATGTCCCTGTGGCTGTATGGCTAGATATATCCTCTCCTGCCTGAATTAAAATCAGTTTTGTACTAGCACCTTTTCTCTGTAGTTTTACTATGTACTGTATATCATTAGCTGAAAAGTAGACTACGCTATCTACAGCACATCCTTCTAATGCTCTATTGGGTATATCTGCTTTCTTTATACCTTTGCTATTCTTACCAAATAGAGTTTCCTCAAGTATCAAAGGTATAGAACTCTTACCTGAGCCATTAACCCCACATATTTGTGTGAGTGAATCTTTAGTAAAGTCTATCTCATTATCACTACCATAAGAAAACCAATTGTGGAACCTAAGCTTTTGAATAGTAATCATCAAAGACCCTCACTACTTTAGAAATTTCTGTATCTGATAAAGCCTGAATCTCTTCTAAGTATATTATCAATTCTTCCCTCATATCTTTATTTCCTAAATCAAGAGTTGCTGAATACTCTCTAGTTACTAGCTTCTTGTCTATTAGGTCATTTTTAGAATCTACCCCTGCTAGCTCTAAGCTAGACCCTTTTATCTCATATATAGTATGGTGAAAAGCTGTAGATATAGCATCTTCAGGATCGCTTATGGTTTTCTTTACTAATTGGGGTAGGTTTAGTACTATCCACTCGTGTGAATGGTCTTCGGTATCAAAGAGTAAAACCCCAGTCTTGACTTCTTTTCTATGAAAGGAGGTCGTTAGAGGACTCCCAGGATATAATATATTCCTTTGACTATTTGTGTAGCTATGCAAATCGCCTGCTAATACTGTAGTCCATCTTTTGAAAAACTGTAAGTCTACCTCAGCAACCACATGTGGAGGTATGTCCGCACGTACGTGTGTGCATAGAAGGTCTGAATCTAGTTCAGTGAATTCATCTTTACCTATTTTGTAAAGTTCAGTATAAGGTAAGAAGTCAATTTTCTCACCAAGTACTTCTATTTGCTGAGCACCTAAAAGTACTTTGACTTTAGGGTTTAGTGACTCGGTTACTGGTTTCAATGTTTCAAAGAACGTGTAACCTTTTCGCGTACTCTCATGGTTGCCGTCATAAATATACGTATCTATAGGCAGGCACGTAACCAATTCAAAATAGAGTTGAAGCTCTTGGAGATTGGGCGCCTTATCGAAGATATCGCCTCCAAGAATGATTATATCTGCTCTTTCTGCTAAAGCGCATAACTCTTTAAAGAACATAGAGAACCTATTCTTTTGCCAGTCTCTTGGCACGTTTTTCTGACCTACCTTGATGTGTAAATCCGCTGTGAACAAAATCTTCATATTTCTCCAACAAATAAAAAAGCCCCACAATAAATGGGGCTTAATTAAGTAGTTACTTACTAGTATCTAGAAAGGGATATCATCGTCTAAGTAATCAGTGTTTTTAGCTTTTTTCATGACATCTTCATCGTCAGAATCATCATCTTTAAGATTATCAACTGCTTCTTCGTCCACATTAGATTCTTCTTCTTCTGGAAGAATTGAACGTTTCAAGAAAGCTAACTGATCTGCTGGAGATTGACGAGGGTAGTACTCTTCAATCGTTTTAGCGGCTTCTATAAGTGCTTTTTCATCTTCTGTTATAGGTTTTTGGTTCTTTTGGCACTTTAACACATCAACAGTATATTCTACGTTGAAAGCTTTAGGCCCATTTTTCTTACGACTAACTACTACGTCCCAGCCAGTTTCTAAGTCTGTTGGATCTCCTAAATCCTCAGAAGCTAAGATAATTTGCTCAAACATTTTCTTTTTAAGCCCCATAGCTTTAACAGTTCCAGTAGCTGGGTCGATGCATAAAACCATGTAAGACCAGCCGCAGTTAATATCTGGAAAGTACTCAGCTACATAATCTTTTTCTACGTTTGTAAATCTTTCTTCATCTCTGTCAAAAGAGAGACATTCAATAGGTACGCTTCCGCTACCATCACGTGTTCGTACCCAATATACATAGCGTGGTAGAATATCACCAAACATACGAAAGACATTTGAGCCGTCTTTAAATTTGAAGTATTCTAGCTCACCTTTTTTAGCAGAACCGTTTGTTTTATTGAATTTAATCGCCATTCTTTGTTTCCTCTTAGTCCCTACTCTGTAGGTACATTTTTAAAGTAAATTAAGCCATTCTTTATTTCTAGCAACTTATTCAGTCTTAGCTTATGAACTGGTAAGTCTGCAAACTCGATTGGAATTGTTTTTATACCTTTAGTGGTATACTCTAAGTAGTCTCGCTTGCCTGCTAGATATAAATACACTATACGTTCGTCTATGGTTGTATTCTTTATTAATTTCTTATTTGTTTTACTATTATAGCAAATATAAGCTTCGTCTTCAAGTAAAAATGAGGGGAGGGGTCCGGCTACTGCGTATGTATCTAAGTTACTAAGTAACTTGCCCTTTATTCGTCTTTCTAAGTGGTATAAAATATTCCTGCCATCACCTTTAAATGTCTTCAGTAAAGCAGGCATATTATATCGTATTATCGCACTCATAACTGAATCTCTTTAACTTTATAGCCCATATTAATATAGTAATTTAATCTTCCTGCTGCTTGTCTTTTACCTGTAGCACCCCTATAACATATGTCTATCAGTAAAGGTGCTTGCTTACCTTCGTATTCGCGCGTTATACGCCCTATTATTTGCTCTAGCATACCTAGGTTTAAATGACTGATAGGAAATGCTAAGATACAACAACTAAGTATATCTATTGATATTCCTTCTTTGAATATGGAAGTGGTACCATATATAGCATTTATATCGGTGAACACTCTCTTAAGTAAAGCCTTACGATCTTCAGTACCCCCCGTTACTGAAACAGAACTAGGTGTCAAGGAGGCACAGTATTCTAAGTACTCTACTCTATCTCCTAGTATTATAGTTTTTCTACCCTCCGCTATGCACGTTTTAGCTAGGTCTATAACTAAGTGCCTGTGGTCTAGGTTATTGGCTAGAGTATTAATCTTAGTTGCCCAAGGTATCATTCTATTACTAGATAACTCAAAGTCTGTGTAAACCATAGTAACAGTAGGTTTCATCCTATTCTGCTCTTTAGGTACATAAAGCTTTTTGCCGAAGTAGTCTGGTAGCATTATATGCTTCTTATCGCGTCTGTTAAGCGTAGCGGATAAACCTATTTTAATACTTGCTTTTGACTTGTCTATTATATTCTTGAAGGTTGTTGCAGGGCAATGATGCGTCTCGTCCATTATCAGTAGCCCAAAGAGACCAGACACATCATTAGCTATCTTTGTAAGGGTTTGAACGTTAGCAATTACTACAGGCTTATCAATCTCTTTAAGCCCACTGCCTATGACTCCTGCTTTCACACCAAACATTTTAAAGTATTCATCCTCCCACTGCTGACGCAGTGGCACATTATGAACCACTATCAATGTTTTTAATCCAAGCTTAGCAGCTATAGCTAGCGCAGTAAAAGTCTTTCCATACCCCGGAGACGCGTTTATAATACAATCACCTGTAACTAAGTCGTAAATCTCTTGTTGATCCTCTCGCAGTACTATATTATTAGCCATACTAGGAAATCTAAAAGGTGGTGCTACGCGCTTATTTTCTACACTCCAGCCTTTAGGTATTAAATCTGTTCTTCCCGAAGGTATAGTTATTGCTCTCTCGCCTATACAAGTTACATTACAAACTACTTCAGGTAATGCTTCTGGGTTGGAGGGCTGAAAAGAGTAAGTTAACTTACCTTTTAAAGACTCTAAAAGTTCATCGCTATATGTTAGGTATATTCTATTACTTATTACTGCTTTCATTATAGTCTTTTCTTGAATGGTTTTATATAGTTTTCCTCCAAACTATATAGCATATAATATGCCCCATATTTTACAATACAGGCATATTTATAGGAAGTATCACATATATTACTAGGTATTACTAGAGGAGTTGGATATTCCCAAAAATGCACTATAGCTTTAGAATTAGCAAAAATAACGCTCTTAATTTCAAAACACAAAATATCACACCTTTTAGTTTTCTGGTACTTAAAGATAGCTCCACTATTATCTACAAAGGTATCATTGGTTTTTGCGCTTACTACTAAGTCTCTAGGGTTTTTAACTATGGTCTTAAAGGGATAGATATTGCTATCCCTCATTTTCAACCTTCTAACACCTATAGTATCTCCTTGAAGGTTTCTATTGTCTAATACATATGATTGCCAGTGTGTATGTACATATACAATATTGTCTATAGTTTCTAGTTTATTGTACTGCCGCATTTTGAATACTGGAAAAACTATTTCATGTAGCTCCATTATGCTACCAAGTCATCTAAAGCAAAGTTCTCAATTTCTTGATCTACAAAATCATCTATAGGAGTAACGAAGGAATAATCGTCTCCCATCTCTACATCAATACCTACAGCGCTACCAGGGATCATAATACCCATATCTCTTTGTGTTTCTTCTTTCATTATTTCTAGGTATCTATCTACGTGTTCAAACTTAACTTCTGCAATAATACTGTCATGTACTAGAGCAAATATCTTAGCATCTATATCTTCTTCTAGTACTCTACGATGAGTATTAAAAGCCGCAATAAGATTAAGGTCTGAGCTAACTGACTGTATTTGGAAGTTAACACCAGAACGAACTGCATGTCCTGAAACTGCCCTATCATTAGAGAAAGCATTTTTAAGTCTACGTTTTCTACCGAAGAAAGAGTAAAGCTCTCCATGTTGTTTAATAAGGTTTTTCTGTAGGTCTAACCATTTTTTAAGTCTAGGGAAGTTACCAAAGTATTCGTTGATAATCTCTTGTGCTTCTTCTGTAGATTTGCCAATAGATTCTCCTACCTTAGCTGCGCCTGACCCGAACAGGATTCCAAATGTCACCGCTTTGGCAGCCTGCCTATATTCTTTGAAGTGCTCTGCAATGTCTTCCACAGGACAAGTTAAGTTAAAGGCAATCTTAGCCATTGAACTATGGAAGTCGCCTCCCTCTGAGAATACCCTCATTAAGTTCTTGTCTCCTGATAACACAGCAGCGCAATACATTTCTGCTGTTTTAAGATCTTGGCTTATTATTACATAGCCTTCCTTAGCTTTTATACACCTTTTAACAGTTTTATCATCCCTAGGAAGCTGTTGCATGTTTAACTTGCCACTAGAAGATAATCTTCCTGATGTAGTAGCACAAAGATTAAAGTTGGTTCTAAGTCGCCCGTCAGTGTCTAAGCCTAGTAAAATCTTATCTAAATATGTAGACTTGATTTTTAACTTTTTCTTATATTCCGCTATAGCTTTTGGTAGCTCATGCAGCTCAGCCAGCTCTCCTAGAACTTCTTTGTCTGTGGATACAGCACCAGTATCCGTACGTTTATCTGGGAGAGGAAGTTTTAACCTTTCAAAGAATACTTCTCTTAAATGCATTACTGAGTTAGGGTTGAAAACTTTATTAGTTTCTGCTTCGAACTCTTTAACTACATCAAAGGTGTAGAAGGTCTCTTTTAACTTCTTTAGGTCTTCACTAAAGATACCTTGGGCTTCCTTAAGCCTATCAATATCAAAAGGTACGCCATTCTCTTCCATATCCACTAAGAACTTCATAGCTGGTTGCATTATGTTAGTATAAGCGGCGTTAAGGTTTTCACTTTTCTGAATAATTGGATTAAACATACCAAATAACTCTACAGTAGCTGCAGCATCTATAGCCGCATAGTCTGCTAGAATATCAGAGGGAATTAAGTCATAAGTAAACTGTGCTTGTTTAAGTTTGAACTTTTTACAGTAATCTTTTTTGAAATCATCTAGTGCTTTATCATAGTTGCCTAAATCTGTGTACTTGATACTTAACTGTTTTAGTCCGTGTGTTCCTGGAGTTTCATCTAGTAAATAGTGCATCATTAAAGTATCTTCAACTTTATCAAATTTAAAGTCGAAGTGGTACTGTAGCATTTTAATGTCGAACTTAGCATTGTGAAATACACAAGTTTTCTCTAGGAATAACTTCTGCATAGCCTCAGCTACGTCTTCATCTACATAGTCTGAATCAATATAGTAACCAAACTTATTCTTATGAGATAAGGAAATACCAAGAACATAACCATCTCTAGGGTATAGTGCGGTTGTCTCTGTATCTACAGCTAAGAACTTGAAAGGAGCATTACGTAGTTTATTAACTATCTTTAAAGCCATACCAGAGTCTTGTATAAAATGAGTCTCTGCTGCAACTATCCCTTTATGCTCTCCTGATACATAAGCATTAATATTCTCTACTGCTTTCTCAAAAGCAGGTAAGCTTTCTGGCTTAATTTTAGCCATAGCGGGATTAGTTAAAGGCAAGAACTTCTCTCCTAAGAGGTATCCTTGCGTTGTTGTTATACCTGTAATTTTGGCACAGAACTTTGCAGCTTCTGCACCTACTAAGATTACAAAGTCATAGTTATCTACTAGAGTTAAGTCTAATGTAATGTCTTTCTTTAGTATTTTATCTTTTCTAACATCAGATAAGTGCAGGCTATCGAAATCGAAATCGAAAAAGCTGCTGTATCTAATATTGGTTTTATACTTGTCTATAATAGCCACTTTAGGCATCGTCATATAGTACTCCTTTTAATTCGTTTACATCATCGTGCGATAAGCTACCTGGGTCTACATCGTCACCTAATTCTATCCCTTCTACTATAAATTCTTTAGATATGTAACTTTCTAAGTTTTTAGATGCTACCCTACCTGCCTGGTCTCCATCATACATTATATAGATTTTTGTAACGCCGCGCAACTTAAAATTCAATAACCTCTGTAAGTTTTCTTTCTGGTTGTCGCGTTTCTTAGTTGCTCCAAATGCAGTACCAAATGTGCATACTGCATTAGTCAGCCCTTTATCGTATAAGTTAAGCATATCAAACATGCCTTCTACTAAAATAATAGAATTGTTTATAGGCTTAGTGTCATAAGGATACAAAGGTACATTCATTCCTGGTGGGTCGAATATATACTTAGGATCAACGTCAGAGTACATATGTCTAGCATTAAAGCCAGCAAGGTTGCCATTCTCTTTTCTAATAGGAAACACAATTCTATCCTCATAGTCTTTGTGAGTAAAGGCTTGAAACTCTGTTAGCGTTTGTACCGATAAATCCCTAAAAGGAGCAAGAAAGGGCTCTGATCCTAAAGGTATTGTAAAGTTGTCCTCATACATTTCCCTTATCTTACTTTTTAACATTAGTACTCGGTTATCCGACATTGAAACTATAACGTTAAAATGCTGGTAGATATTGCCTGAGTGTCCGCAGGCTAGACAGTGAAATATGCCTGTTATTTTATCTACTCTCTGTGAGGGGTTAGAATCATCATGCTCGGGGGACAGACACTTTATCAGGTAGTCCCCTCCGCTTTCCCTATACTTTACACCTTGTTTATTTAGTAACTCCTCTACGTTCATACTCTTAGCCCTTTTTTAGAATGGTATATCATCCGCAGACCTTTTGACTTTCTTTCCGCCAATAGATTTCACTTTCTTACTATCATCCGGCTCATCGTCCCCCATACTCTCAACAATGTAGTCCTGAGGGGATATACACAGAGATTCCCAATCTATTCCACTAGCGAACTTAGTAGGTGGAATATTACGTGCTTTAGTAGTTTCAAATGCAATATGGTCTTTACCAGCTTTTAAAATTACTGCTATATCCACAGCATCAAGCAGTCCTTTTGAGAACCTAGCCTCACCAGTTTTATCAATTTGGTAAGGTGCTACTATAACTATATTATGCTTTCTAGCAAGGTTCTTAAGTCCTTTAGATAAAGTAATCTGTGATTGCCAGCTATAAATATCCTCTATTTCAATCTGGTTAACATAGTCTACTACTACTAACTTCAGTTTTTCTCCAGCTTGAGACTTTAACTTTTGTATATTCATATCTATATCAGCTAAAGTTAACTGCTGGTTATCAATAATAACCATCTGATTTTCGGGTTTTAGCTTCTTAGTTTTTTGCAGTTCTTTTTCAAACGCTTTATAGTCTCTATCTTGTGTAAATTTGTCGTACAAAGCATCACTATCTAAGTACATATCCTTAAGCACTTTAGCTACTCGTCCATGTTCTACGTCACTAAGGTTATTCTTTCTAATAGCTGCGAATTTAACACCAGCTAAAGAAGATAACATTCTCCAATATATTTCTTGCGCTCGCATTTCTATACTAAACAAAGCAGAAGTATTCCCCTGCATATATTGGTTTAGTACTAGTGCAACCGCTACTATAGACTTACCAGACCCGCGCTCTCCGCCTATAAGTACTAGTTCTGTAAGTGCAATACCACCAGTAATGGCATCGAAGGAATTATTAATTCCTAAGGGCACTCTTAGTCCTAGCTCTTCATCTTCTGCTAAGCTTAAGTCTGCCACCGTATAGACTTCCTCTGCAATATGTGTTTTTTCTTCTAAGTAAAAAACTATGTCAGTTAATGCCCTTTTTATTTCTTGGGTATCCATAGCTGTTATAGTATCTAAAAAGGTATCCAACTTGGTTAGTGTTTGGTCTTGTGTATACTGGTCTACTAAGGCTTCTATTAGAAGCAACCAGTCAATATCCTCGGGCACCTCTAAAGCTTCTAGCGATTTAATATTGTTCTTAGTTAGCCCGTCCCTGCTAACTAGTAATAGATCATAGAAAGAAGGGAGTGCATTATGTTTTGTATAGAACTTATTTATAGCTGTATAAATATTAACGTAACCAGCCCCAAAAAATGAAGGCTTTAATTTAGGGAATATTTCAAGGGCTTCGGAAGGCACAGATAGCAGCTTATGTAATACTATTCCTGAAACATCTGTAGCCATTGTTTACTCTTCTTCTACTAGTTTGGACTCATTATCTACAATGAGTTGGTTTAAAATAGTCTCTACCTTAGAAAGAACTTCTCTTCTTAATTCTGCTAACCTATCTTGGTAGAGAAATTGTCCATCTTCGAAAAACGACTCTACCTGCCTTCTAGTTATTAGCTCCTGAAGCCCGAAGTATATGTGACTCTCAGGGCTATCCCCTGTAGGTCTTATAGTTACGTGCGCTTCGCTACCGTATAAATGTTTTAAGTTTTGCGATATTTCTTTGGCGGTTAGAAACTCTCTATCCTCAAAAGTTAATGTTACCTGCATTTACGAACTCCCCTTCACTTATTTCTACGCCTTTAGCTCCTACTAACTCTGCTCTAAAGTAATGCTCTTTCAGATAACTTTTTAAAGCTTCTATATCGTAAAAAGCGCCTAAACAAAATAGGTCCCCTTCTCTAGACCTTATCAAGCCCATCACCGCTTTTACACTGACAGGTTTATTAATCAAATCTAGTTCTGTTCCTGCTATACACGAACCATCAGTTTTCCACTTACTAACTACCCAATCATCACTTAGCATTTCAATTTCACCTACAATAGGGTATAATTTGTCTGCTCCGTTATAACTATGTATTGTTACCTTACTTCCAACCTTAGTTTTAAAAGTCTTATTCTTATCGAACATTGTATTTTCTCCAGAGCGAAAAAAGCGGAAGAAGGAAATTTGTACTCAAAACTCCTGCTCCCGCTTATTTAGTTTAACTTAGTGTTGTTTGCTTACTACGCTTTTTCTGCGATTTTAGCCGCACGTTTAGCACCATCGTAATCTTTTGCTTTTAGCTCCCGATGTGTTAGCATAGTTTTAACACCACGCTCTGTTTTATCAATGCTAGTAGCTATTTCTGCTACTGTTAATTCAGTAACATCTAAGTCAACAAAAGGATCTGCTACTGTTTTAGAGGCTACATCACGTTGCTTAGGTATATCCATTCCATGTTGGCGATTTAAGCTAAGAGCTTTACCACGGATAGAGCGGATATCTTTACCAAGTGCTTCTGCGATATCTTCAATGTATGCGCCCGCTTTAGACATTTTTACAAATGTAGCTTCTTCAGCATCTGAGTATTTTTTAGCTACTTCTTGCTTAGGTGTTGGTTTAACATGAGAAGTTAATTCCATGCTAAGTAATTTACCTTGAATAGATTTAGCACCGTGAGAGCCGTCCAATACTGTACCTGCAATTTCAGCATAAGTATAGCTACCTGAGTTGCTTTCTACGAAGTCACGTAACGTAACTTCTTCTGTTTCTGTAAAGCTTTTTGTACGTTCTTTAACAGATGATTCAACTACGTAACCCATTCTACGTAATTTAGCTGCTACTGAGCGAGCTGATGTGTCTAATTCTACTGCTGCCGCTTCTGCTGCTGCATTGGTGATTTCTACACCAGAGTCTGCACCTACTAAGCCAGTTAAAGTAGCTTCGCGTTCTGCATCCCATTTTGGTAATGTTGTTGACATGTTTATTTTATCCTATTAATTAATTCGGTTAATGATACTATTTCGATTCCTAGAGACTCTGCTTTCTTCTCTTTGCTAGAACCTTTGTACTCTTCACAGACTAGATAATCTGTTTTAGCTGTGACAGAGCTTCCAACTTTCACACCTGCGCTATTTAGAAACTCTTGTATTGAGCTTCTAGTATGTCCTTCTATCTTTCCAGTACAACAAACTGTTAAACCTGTTAGTTTTATACTATCTAAAGTAACTGTTTGTTTCGTTGCTGAAAAATTAAAGTCTATACTTTTATACACAGGGTACTCGCCAGCTATCCAGTTCATTAGACTAGCCGTTGCTTTCTCTCCTAAACCTGCTTCTTTGCAGATTAGTGGAGTAATCTCTTCTATTGAAGATATTAGTGTAGCTAGTTTATCTCCCGCTGACTTCCCTATAAGAGGGACACTTAGCGCGGAAATAAAAGTAGCTATTGTCATTCTTTTAGACTTTACAAGCTCAGCATATAACTTAGCTCCCATCGTTTCACCCATAATGGAAATTAACTCCGCTTCTGTAAGCTCGTATAGTTCTGGTATAGAGGACAGTCCTAGTTTTTCTACTGTCTTTTCTCCAAACCCTTTTATTTTAGATTTTTTACAGAAGTTCTCTACTCTTTTAGAGTTCTGAGCCTCGCAGCTTTTATTCTTGCAAAATAACTGATCCTTTATGCGATCTAATAGTGAACCACAGCAAGGACAATCACTGATAATATGTACCTTAGCAGATGTGCTCAAATATATCTCCTTGTTGTTGTCTTTTTTTCTTTTTTTCATTATATATATTATACCAAAGTAACATATAAAGTACAAGTCAATTTTTACCGACCCACGCGTATTGCTTTTTAATTAGTCTATTTTTCGTGTGGTCGGCGCGGGGTTAAAATCAGTTTACCTTCCCCAAAATTTTAGGTATTACCCCACCTGATCTGCTTACTAATATTGTATCCCCAATACATAAGCCCATATCTTCTATGAACCCAGGATTATGTAGTGTAGCACGAGTAATCTTAGCATCATCAATAACTACCTCTGTGAAGATACCTACAGGAGTAACTTTCCCGCTCCCGCCCACGCCCCAGATTACTTCAAGTAGTTGAGTCTCTTTAATCTCTACATCGGAAGACAACTTTCTAGCATAAGCACCTCTAGGGTGTCTAGCAGTATAACCTAATGCATAAAATTGGGGGTTAGAACCTAACCTGAATACTTTACCGTCCGTAGGGTATTTGTGCTCTAAAGGTAACAAAGTTACAACAAGAAACCCGTTACTTCTCAACACAATCATATCTTCGTAGTATGACTCTGTAAGTAAGTAGTCTACAGCCTGTACGCTATAGGCTATAAAGTCTAGGTTAGGTATTCTAGTTTTAAACTCTTCTAAGTCTTTCAGGTTTAAAGCACCTGAAGCATAATTACGAGAGTTTTCAATACTTTTATCCTTTACTACTACTTCCCCTACTATCTGTACACTTCCCTTCTGCTCAATAGTATTTGGTACTAGAAGTAACATTTTAGACGTTATATCCTGCCCTATAGTACCATCCCCTCTAGTAGCTGCTACGGCTAATGTTCCATCAATATAAGTTAGCTCTACTGCGGCACCATCTAGCTTATCAGTTTCATGCCATAGCTCTCCCTTACTATGCAGGGGATATTTTTCCTCGTCATATACTTTAGTAAGCGAGTACATTTTAAATAAGTGAGTTACAGTACTATCAGCTTGGTCTGCTCCCAAAGCTTCATAGTTATAAGATAGCTGTAAAGCATCAAACTCAGCGTCCGACATAACAGGGCTACCATTATAGTATTCCTTGCTCGCTCTATCTAATAATTTATGTACTGCATTACTCATAGGTCTACGCCTTTGCTAGTGCTAATTGATATACTGTTTTTTCATCAAAGTCAATGAAAGGAATCCCATTCACATAGCTAGACGCTTTAATTTTAGGGACATTCGTTTTTTCTTTGTTAGTAAAAGATTTACCTTTTAGGGTTTTCTTCACAACAAATTTAATTGCTGGAACTTTACTGTAAGGTTTTTTACGAGAATACGTAACAATATCTTTTAGCGCGGCTTGCGCTTGCCCATCGTTAGGAAACTGCTTCAAGTGGCGTTCTAGCTTACGTGCTTTATTTTTAGCGTAACGTCTCTCGAACCTATAGGCACTGTACCGTTCTTTTTGTGCTGCTGTTACTTTCATTTTAGACATTATCTTATCCCTTTTTTGTTATACGCACTATTTCGGAATGTGCTTTTATTTCTATCTCTTTAAGATCTAGTGCTTCTAGTAATGATGCCACTGTTAATTCAAGTTTTTCTACTCTGTCTTTTAAGAAAACTGCTCGTATTCCTATTAACGGGTCATCAAGCTTACACGAAATCTCTAGTGGGTAGTTATAGTTTTTTCTAGTAATCCTATTTCCTTTAGCACGGCCCTTAACTCTTTATCCTTCATACTATTTCTCCTGTACTCTAATACCTAAATTACTCTCTAGATGAGTTAAATCTCCTAGCTCATAAGCGGGTTGATACGCATGTTCTTTTTGATTTCCTAGCAAGTAAATGGAGTAAACATTTCCGTGGTTTTTATCCTTCTGCCATAAAGCTTTAATTCTTGCAGGAGTATTATACCTGGCACTAAATACTAAATCCCCTTTCTTGTACTCTTCTCTATATCCACCATCTGGCAACACTACTGGGTTGAAGTAGCTACTACCAGTCTCCCTTAAAGGTACACCGTTCGTTTCTAGTGTTTGCTTTATAATACCTGCGCTTCTAAATGTTCTTTCAGAAATCTCCTGCATAGGAGTACCTTCTATTAAATATTCCTCTATTATATACTTAGCATCATCAGTAGTAACTGCTTTACTACGCATCTCTGCTCTTTTACGTTTAGAGAAAATTATTCTTTCCTGGTACTCCTCGATTAGTGTACTTAACCTTTTGGTATTGTAAGAAATATTAAGTATTCCACATGCCGCTTTTTTAGTAATAGGGGGTTCTGCACTTAATAGCTCAATTACTTTTAGCATATTAGCACCATCTAACTTCTCATGATCTTTAACTTTAGTTCTAGCCATAACTTTCCGCCCCTTTACCAAATTAACTTATTTACTTACTTTCTGCAGCTACTAACTGTGTCATAATACCTGCTAGGTATACTGCCGCTTTACCTGTTAGCTTATCTAAGATTTCTTGGTCAATATCCGCACCATTATCTGTTATAATCTTAGCTAAATCATTAATAGCTTGAGTTTTATTAACTCTAGTAGATGCCGCACCTTCTTTCTTAGCAGCTGGTTCAGCTGCAGCTTTTTTGATATATGCGTCCGCTTTGGTTAGAATCATACGAATACCGTTAGGCGTTTTTTCGTATTCTTCTGCTAGTTTCTTAACTATATCCATTGAGTTTTCAGGAGTAGGATTGCTATCTTGATACGCTTGCACTACTTCTGCCTTTAGTTCTTCTGTCCACGCTGTTGACATATGCTTTTTCCTTTGGTTGTTTATCAATTTTATAAAACTATTATACTTATTTTTAGTTATTAAATCAAGTTAGATTTTTTAAGTTCCTCGAAGACATGAAATACTAGACCATCTGGGTATTGTACTGTACCTATGAACTTTAATTCATAGCCTTTTATTTCTTCTATCTCCCTGCCTGTACCAAATACCTTAAATCTACGTACCTCATAGCCTAATTCAGTATCCGTTTGCGCCCATAGGCATATATTACCATTTTGATAACCTACACTAAGTATTTTAGCACCTTCACCTAGCTCAGTTTCAAGCGTAAAAGGGTGAATAATATATTTGAATACTGCTATCATTTTTCTTTCCTTATTTATCAATTTATGTAACTATTATATCAAAAATAAGGTATCAATTCAAGTCTATTTTCCGCAGTCCATGAATTTGTGGCTGCCTATAGTAATAACCACAGGAGAATTGCGCGTCCACTTATTGTTTATTTCTAAAGTAGTGTAGCAGGTAGCACCTTTTACAATACCTGGACTACCTATATTTATGTATGAGTCTGCTATAGCTATTGCCCACTTCTTTGCAATGGCATCCTGCATTTCATCAGACTTTCCGTCCCAGTAAAAAGAAAACTGAGATCTACGCTTTACTACCTTACATACTTTGTTCGCCCACCTAGGGTGCGCTACCCTATTCATAACTACCTCAGCCACCGCCATCTGACCCACGAGGGGTTCTCCTCTCGCTTCATGGTAAATGGCGAGTGCTAGACACATTACTGCTTCGCTAAGCATTAGCCTATCTTTTCTACTGCTGTTTTTATACTGTCTTCAAAAACATTTAATGCCTCTATTGCATCAGCCATATTAGGGTATGCTTCTAGTGCATCCCTATAGTCTGCTAATATGCTATGAAGCTCTACATACGCTAGACTATCCATTTAGCTTTTTCATGTCTTGGTAGATCTTTCTAGTACAGAAGCCTAGAATTTTAGGTACTCCTTTCACAACTTTATCAAAGATAAAAGGTTTAACGTACTCGGCTGTTGCTTTTAGTAACCCGTCTGTTCCTAGTTTCATTACTCGTCTAGCTTCAAATTTAGGTAGCTGCCCTACTTCGTAGCTTACCTCTGGTAATGACCCGTTAAACCTAGATTCTGCTGTTGCTTTAGCAATTCTACGGAGATTTTTAGCTTTTTTCTGGTTCATATTATTTTACCTATTTTAGAGACAACTAAACCCGCATTACACGGGCTTAGTTTCCTACTTTCTACCTACTACAAATATACATTGTCACTTCGAAACCGAAGCGCATATCTGAGTATTCAGGTTTACTCCATATAAATGTTGTATCCTTTAGTTAATGAAAGAGGTGCAACTTTTAGTTTATAAAGCAAGTTGCCA